GGTTCATGTGCTGGATAGTTGATTATCTTATTGACTGTGCCAGTGCTTTCAATCTTTTTAGCAGGATACGGTACAGCTAAACCAAACTTTGTTTTGATGGCTGTAACAATATCTTTATTGTCACACTTACGGCTTAGACATGAAAAGCCCAAGTACCCAGAGGCATTCTCATATATCAATAAAGATGGATTGGAGTGAACTGTCTCATGAACTGGACAGTAACCTACATGCTTACCAGCTTCATTTGGTTTGGGCTCAGCCTTTAGCGCGGCCAAGATAAGTTTATTCGTAGCCTCAATGGGCTTAGAATGAGGAACCGCCGCCATGATTTTGCCTTGATTGTTTTGGGCTGAATAGTTCTATCATAATATAGCCTAATTGCGGCACAATTGTGGCATCAGTTATATCAATCTAACATCTCTGATATGCGTCTGTTGCATACATCATATAATTCAAGTACACAAGCCGTATTTTTACCACAATCATAAACTATAATAATGTTTATTTAAAGGTGTACTATGAAAGATAAGCTTTCTTTAGCTCCAATTTGGATGTGGAAACAAATTTTAGAAGCTGACGATGAAGGTAATATTTATTGGCTATTAGATACTGGAAAAAAGGGAGATAAAATACATCAAATATCTAGAAGCGTAGGGTCACCAAATGGTGTACCTCAGTTTTATAAAGTATGCTATATTTATATAAATAATAAATGTATTCAATTTGCAGTACATAGATTGCTATGGTTGCTATGGTATAATGAAATACCTGATACAATAGATCATATAAATGGAATTAAGCATGATAATAGAAAGGTAAATTTACGTAACGTTACTAGTATAGAAAATAATAAAAATGTAATTAAAGGTTCACGTTGGGTTCGTAAAATAAAAATTGAACAGACTCATAAGAGCTATGCGAAAAAGGCATAGCAGGTATGCGAAATTGTTCGTTTACTTTTCAAAACAGGGGGTATATACTAATCATGTTAGTTAGTGAACAGCACTAACCCATGTAACATAACAAAGGATGAATTCATGTATTATTATAAGATGTCTGAGAAGATGACTGATGAGTTGGTTAAGAAGCTGATGGCTCAGGCACCTAGCCAGGCTGCAGCTATTATCCTTGCTGTCTGGGAGCTTAAGGACAAGGCTGAGAAGGTCAGTGAAGATATGATTATCGATCATATCTCTAGCGATCTTGCTCGCTTCTCACCTCGTGCTAAGGGTGCTGAAGTTGTTCCTGGTTTTGTAGCTTACTATCGTGCAATGCTTGGTAAGCTTCCGTCGCATATCATGGAGCAGACCAAGGATAATCTTGGTGGCAAGCCTCGTGGTGGTAAGCGTGCTGGTGCGGATACCATGGTTGATCCTGTCACTGGTGAGACCATCGAGAACGTGTTCAAGCGTGCACCGGTAAAAAACCCTGGCTCACGTAAGACTCGTAAGATTGTCACTGAGGAATTGCTTGGTGATGAGGATGACGGCGAGGTTGGTTTCGAAGAGCCGGAAGATGAACTCGAAGGTGAAGAGGAGAGCACTTAATAAAGTTGGGGCCGGTCCTGAGCATGACTTAAAAAGGCTCATCATTTAAACAAGGAGAAAGTTAATGAAGTATATTCTCGCTGCGATTGCTCTTAGTGCATTTACACTTCCTGCCTTTGCTGAAGCTAGCTTCGATAAGCCAGCTTACGATGCAGCTAAGGCTGAATGGAAGTCTGATTGGGACGCTACCAAAGATGCATGGAAGGCGGATGGTAAGCCTGAACCCAAGCCTACTAAGCCAGTCGATACTAAGCCGCGTAGGGATGATTTTAAGTATTAAGTCCTGTCTGACGAGCCGGTAACGGCGAAACTAGTAAGAGTAATGGGTCGCTCCACTCTTACTAGTCACGGGATCAAGGGTAGGGGCTGGTAACCCCGAGAACATGAGTAGCTTACCAGGCTAAGCATTAAGTATCGGCAGATATGTCCGAGCCTTGAATCCTGATAACATTAGGGAGTATATATGTTTAATGACATAAAAGCATTCCATACAAAGTTCAAACTCGAATATGAAGGTAAGCCTCGGACACTTCCACGTGATCTGAGGAATTTTCGTTTGGACTTCCTGGAAGAAGAGCTAAGCGAATATGCTATAGCCTCTTCACACGGTAATCTTGAAGATCAGCTCGATGCACTAGTCGATCTAGTGTATGTAGCTCTTGGCACAGCATATATGCAAGGCTTCGATTTTGAAGAAGCTTGGCGTCGTGTGCATGAAGCTAACATGAAGAAAGTGCGGGCTGTTGACGTTAAAGACAGTAAGCGCAAGTCCGTATATGATGTTATTAAACCTGAAGGCTGGACTCCTCCAGACCTTAGCGACTTGGTGAAGTGATGATCATGCCATTAAGACCTTGTGAATATTGTGGTGCCATTGTTGGTGAACTACACCATGTTGGATGTAAATATAGATATGCCGAAGCTGTTATGACAAAAGAATATGAAACATATAATCCACCTACAATTACACGTCAAAAAGCTGCCGAGCTCCTAGCTCATACGTCAGAGCTTATTAATGGTGAGCGGGCTCGTGATTACGGCGAGCCACAACAGTCCTTTGAAAAGATTGCTAAACTCTGGTCTATATATCTGCATGCAGAAATTACTGTAACTGATGTAGGTATGATGATGATACTTCTTAAAGTTGCACGTAATGGACGTGGTAAAGATAAAGACGATAACTTTGTTGATATTTGTGGCTATGCCAGTCTTGCTGGCTCAGCTGTTTTTGAAGGTAAAAAGAAATGATGATGGCTAATGAAGCATGGCTCCAGACCATAGGAGATATTCTTCTAGAGGGTAAGCCTGTAGCACCACAGCAATCAACTGGTGCTTCTAATCGTGTGTCATTTGAAATACTAAACCATGCCATGAAATTTGATATGGCACATCCTATTGTTACTATCAAGCCTAATACCTCGTGGCTTTATATGTGTGCTGAAGCATTGTGGGTAATTGAAGGTAGCAATAAGCTTAGCTACAATCTAGAGATAGATCGTATCCAGGGTCCATACTCTGACGATAATGAAACGCTTGCGGGGGCTTATGGCCCTGCTTTTAAGTATCAAAAAGATTGGGTTATTAAAAAGCTTAACCAAGATCGTAATACGCGCCAAGCTGTTATGACTATTTGGCGTCGTAATCCAAAGCCAGCTAAAGATATTCCGTGCACTTGCATGCTTCAGTTTATTATTCGTGATAATAAATTGAATGTGCTTGTGACTATGCGGTCTAGTGATGTAGGCATGGGTCTGCCTTACGACATGCTTACCTTTACTTGCATAGCTGCTGAAATAGCATCTAGTCTACAAGAGTCTACTGAGCTTGGAGTATGTTATATTACTGCAGGTTCTAGGCATATCTATGAAAATCAAATTACGCAGCTTTCTAATTTGTTTGATTCATGCGTTGGTTTTTATAGCCAGCCTGAGCACCAGCCTTGGGCTACTTGGAAGTGGCCTGGTATTAAAGATATAATGCTTCGTATTATCAATATGAAATATGCGGATAGAGCGCATGCTCAATCAATTGCAAGAGACCTTCTACTTAGAGCAGCAGGAGAGCTTTGAGTTCCCTGACTTTCAAGCTATTGAAGTAGGTCCAGTTAAAATAGATACTGGAAATGACTGGCAAGATTTCGGTTTTGCCTTTGTCTTTTTTATTTTTGGAATGATTGGATTGTATATTATTAAGAGGATAAGATGAGACCGACAATTGATGAAACCATGTTGGAGATAGCTAATGTACTCGCTAAAAGAGGAACATGTCTTAAGAAAACAGTTGGTTGTGTTGTCACTGATAGCAATGGCATTATCCTTTCAACTGGGTATAATGGCCAACCGCGCGGAGATGTCCACTGTGCACCGCTCACACCATGCCCTGCTTACCTTGACGCAACTCTATCATGCAAAGCAATTCATGCAGAAGTTAACGCGCTGATGCGTTGTCCTGATATTGAAAAGGCAGCGGTAATTTATATTACTGAAGCGCCTTGTGAGAAATGTCTGTTGATGATTAAAAATACAACTATAAGAACTATAGTATATACTTTTGGTGATAGCTATGTAACTAAAGGTGTATTTTAATGGAACTTCCAGACCTTTCAAGAGTACGTGAATTTGCATTTGACTTTGAAACATGGGATCCATATTTGCAATCGAAAGGACCTGGCTTTGTCTATAAGC